TGCATACACTGGGTCGTACCTCGCTGTGAAATATCCACCACTGGTGTCAACTAACAAGACTTTGGTAATTTGCTGGTATAAGTAAACGGTGGTTGAATACATAGGATCCTCGAACAATATTTATGGGTAATGATATCTTTCAAAAGCTGGCGGTGAAATATCCGTTTATAACTCTGTGCGTTTACGCCAATGAAGAATATGTGGGTGTAGTGCAAAACAAAGACGATGCTGTTACCACCATCTATGATTTTGGTGCTGTGCTAACACAAGATGCCAAGCTAGAATACCTGGAATTAGCAGCCACTTGGTGGTGGGAAAGCAATAGAAGCATACCTATAAACATCTTTTTGCGTGGTGAGTGGGACAAGTTTCGTCCCACCTTGCGCACATTTTCCAACAAAGATCTTGAAATTTTACACGGACCAGCTTGCAGTTTGATGGACATTGCTCGCAAGAAAACCAAGCGAAAATCAATCACGCTGGTGCGACGTCTTGATTGAGTAGATTCATGTGTAGGGCTACCAAAGCCGCGTAGGAAACTGCGTGGCTTTTCTTAAATGTATATCCGCGTGAGTCATCCCCGTTCCACACTTCGGCAAATACTTCTGCCCAAGGGCGGTTTTGTAAGTGTGCTTTGCCTGGGCGAATAACTGAAATAAACGCTGCCATTCTAGGTATGCTATCTGGTCGCATTGACGCCATTAAGTCTACATAATTGCCCACATGCACAAGTTGACTGGTCCAGGCAATATCAGTCCACAATCTCTGCCATGGCGGCGTTGCTGCCAGCATTTCAGCATAGTGTGCGGGATTACGGATCAATTGATACACACTCATGTTCAGCAAGTCTATCTTGAAGTATCCACGCTGTTCTGCTGACTCATAATCTATGGCTGCACAGCCATTGGGGATGTCTCGAGGAATGTCTGTGACATAGATACCTGAATTATGGCGTCGCACTTGACCTTGATGCAGTTGCCGTGCGGCAGTGTGCTGAATAAGTTTCAGCACAGCCGTTCTGTCCGGCACATCAACGTCAATGTCTGCGCTCATTTTGAATCAGTACCACAAAGTGCAGTTACAACTTGCAGTTTCTCTCGGGCCAGTTGAACTGCTGCTAAGGCATCTGCCACTGTGGGATGCTTGGCTGCCAAGGCAGCAATGCGCCATTCTTCATCACGCTTGGCTCGTGCCCAATCCAACAGGGTTTCGGCGTCTGATGAGAGTGAAATCATAGGATGTGATGAGTGAAGCTGTTGCCAGGAGTTGCCATCATTAATTTCCAAACAATTCATGCTGGCGCTCCACCGCACCATGCCTGCTCCGCTGGCACCTGGACTGATGTATGGATTGGTGTGCATACCACCCGACACTTGAATGTATTTGCTGCCACTAATATTTCTAATCATAATGCTATTATAGCCACAAGGCCAATGTAAGTCAACTGATGCGCCATCTGATCCAAGCCCAAGTGTGCCCAAAAGCTGGGATTCTGAAGGTCTCGATTGCCCCAGTTCATCTTGGCCCAATCAATATGATAATGTAGCACAGCATCTATCACGCCCATTATTACACTGGCTGCCCAGTATGCAGGGCCTACCACCAGCCCAACGCAGACTGCTGTACCAATGCCTTGTTTGAGACTGTGACGCATGCCCAGCCAGTGACCGTAGATGCCTTTGTGATTGACCTCCGTCATATCTTGATCCACAAAGTCAATGTACCAGTGCTTGATCTGTAGGAGTATGAGTGTTAAAAATATCACTGTTGCCAAGTTACCAACCTGCCTTGCTCAATATGTCTTTTGCGTATTCCTGATCAGCAGGATAGTTGTGAAACTTCTTTTGCCACACATCTGAGTCAATGTAAGGCCACACCATGCTGATTTGATCAGGGGAGAGTTCACTCAAGAACTGTTGCCCTGACTCTGAATTGTAAATCACCCAAGGTGATATCCTGCCTGTTGTGACTGCATAGCACATGGCCGGAGTGCTGCCGTATCTCAAACAGTCCTGCGGTTGTGCTGAATTCTTTTCTGCCCAGTCCATTCCAAACTCCACTGCTCGTGCCAATGCATCGTTTACATTCTCCACAGGCAAATGCTGTATGAGATATTCTGTGTACAATTGATCACTTGCCCAACGATCAATTTTTTTGTTGTTCTTTAGCAACCACTCAAGAAACTGCTTGGGATTGATAGTTCTTGTGCTCACACAATAGCGGCCAAACTTCACAAACGCACGATAGTAAGGAGAGTCTGCAAAATCGTCAAAAGTCTTGAGTTTAGCCGATCCTTGACTCATCTCATAGAATCGTATGTAGGCTTGAAAGCCCAGTTCCACACCACGCTCCGCTCGTTCCTGTCTGCGCCGCTTGGGTTCACACACATGCACCGCCAAAGAAGTTTCTTTGATAAAATCTTTCTTGCAGTATTGGCATTGGGTCATTGTAGTATTTTATGCTCTTGTATGTAATTTGTCAAGAACTCATTGAGCTTTTGATGGTGGCCCACCGCTGGATGCGTCATATCTGGAGGAACATGCGGTGCGCCGGGCGGATACTTTTTAGGCTCTACTTCCTGGTCAGCTTGCCAGGCAGTTGCTCGCCATCGATATCCATCAACAATTTCCGGACAACAAAACAAACGTAATCTTGGATTGTCAAGGTGCTCGTGATACAGATTATCGGCCTGTTGAAACATCAACACTCGGTGTCCTCTGGATTTCAAACTGTCAATTGTGCTGAGCATACGATACATGAGGTCTTCGGTGCGGTCTAAAATGCTGTACACTTCAGTTTTGAGTTTGATATCCACAAACTGTTCAGACTCTTTTTTGTTCCATCCTGTTTGCCATCTGTAAGCAAACTCTTGATTTTGAGGATTTACCCATCGCCCTTCAAAGTCGTTTTCGGGTTCACAGATGGGTATTTCTAATCTACTAAGAAATGTCATGCCCAACACATACAAGGTTGGTGGTGCTGTGTAACTGTGTTTGAGAGTGGTTCGAAGTATTCGACTATTAGCACTACCACTAACAGCAATGCTGTGAGCAGTGGCTATGTCTAGCCTATGTGCTAGATCTTGCTGGCCATTGCCCAATGCATAAGAATGTGTATAACTGCATCCGTTTACAACCAATTGCTGTATCATTTTTCATTGCCGCTTGCACGATTGTATGCGTCAATTTCTTTCTGTGTTGTAATTGCTGCCATCACGTCTATCTCATCGTCCTTGTAATGTGGGTACATGGCTACCAATGCTTTGCGTTTGGCACTGGCACCAGCTTGTTTTTTCTTGGAGGCAATCCAGGGGTGGCGTTGAGATCCCAAGTCTGGACTCACACTGGTAGCCATAAGCCATTGTAGTTTTGGATGTTTACCTACATTGAAGAAATGTTTGTTCAGTCGTTCGTTAGTGGCAATCACATAAAACTCTTGAAGTTCTCTCGAACCTTCTACTGCCGAACCCCAACGTATCATGAGATAATTTGAAAACTTTTTCTTTTCCTCAGGGGTGAGATCGTCATAGAATGATCTCACCTTGCGGTCAAACATCTTCATCTCATTGGCAATGGTCAGTTTATCACTCATCAGTTTTGGTCAGTCTGTAGATCATTATAGCACGTTCTAGTGCGTCTTGTAAAGTGGGATTGGTTCGAGCAGCTCTGCGTATTTGTCCCCACAGTTTGTCCTCCATTAGGTGATCATGCAATGGCCTACCGTCCGACGTTCTAGCATCATATTCGATTTTGTGCCCGGTTACAGGATCATATGCATAGCCCATTAACTTACGGTCAGAAGGATCAGCACCAAACTCTCGAGCATACACTTCGTTGCCCACACGTTCATAAATGTATGTGGCGCCTGGTTTAAGGGTTCCCATACTGGTAGCCGTATTGTAAATGTGCCCAGCGCAGGAAACGCTCTAAGCCTTCACGGTCGTCAGGATAACTTTCCAAATACACTCTGGCCAGTCTATTGATGATTTCAAATACTTCAGGTTCAGTGTAGGGCATTACCAGGCCTTGTTGTAGTCCACAATCTCGCAGTTGCGGCTGACATCTTTGACAAAATACACACAGTCAGGATCTGCACCTTCACTTACAGGCACTGCCAGCAGTTGGCCGTTCTTGAGTTTGGGTGCATACCACGACACTTCATGGTAGACATCTAAAATTTCAATGTCGGGAAAGCTGGGACGAAAGCTGGTTAAGGGATTGAATTGGAATACTTTAAACCCACGATCATTTATTGATGTTAGCGGCAACACTTCTAGATCACCAACGTCAGGCTCGCCAATCAAGATCTGCCAGTCCATGGGCATCTTTATTGTATGTTCCCCAATGCGTAGCACAAGAGCAGGAGCATTGAAGCTTTCCAAAAAAATCAAGGGTATAAAGTGATAGTCAGGCTCTGCTGGATTCGAATTGTCTAATATAGCAAAACGCATGTCATCTACTTCTTCAGGCAGGTGATCTAAATCGTAGGTGGCATTGTCTAGTGTAAGTATTCTCATGTTGTCATTTTACTTGATGTGTGGCAGATTGTCAACGATTTTACGATGAATATTCGCAGCCACTTGCTCTTGTGTGGCACGGTCTGTATGGAATGGTGAGTCAAATGTTCTATTTTTTACACTAAAATCATAAGCTATTTTTCCAATATCTGCATCATTAAAACATATTGGCAATATGCCAGCAGCTAAAATTTTGTTGTGCCAGTACTCAAACAACCAGTTGTCTAATGTTTGTTGTAGATGTCGGTCAAATAATTCAGTGAGATATTGCTTTGTAGCCTGTATTTTTTCTGGAGAGACTATTGAATGATTTTCCAGGCCCTGAGGTACTGTGCTTAATATTGCTGCATTAAGAGTTCCAGCCCAAGGTTCGTGTGTGCTAGGCATGTGAGTGTTAAAATACACAAAATTTCTTAAACCGTCATCTGGTCGAAATCCATCTTTTAGTTTGATAGTGATACGACTGGCCCAAGTTTTGTTGTAGACAATTACATCAGGGTGGTGCTTTACCGCTTCTTGTATTTGAAACAAGATTCCTGTGTTGCTGAATCCACCATGTGCAAAATGCAATACTTTGTAGCCATATTGATCTTCAAGTATCTGACTAAAATGTCCTCTTAATCCTGTTTCTTTAAGATCAATTGTACAGGCAGTACAATAGCTTTCTCCGCATACTGCAATGGTTATTTTATTTTCATCCATTCTAATTTTTCTTGAGTAAAAGGATAGTTGGCTTCTTTGTAGAATTGTTTGCGCTTGGTTAGGTGTCGCTTGGCAAATTTACAAGTTGATGTTATGTCCCAGATTTGAACATGATCTTTGTCTTCGGCTTTTCTTATCCCACGTCCAATGCTTTGGATAACGCGGACAAAACTTTTCCCGGGTTCCACAAGAACCAAATTAAAAATCCTAGGGATATTAATACCCACAGCGGCAACACCATAGGTAGCCACAATAATCTTATCAACGCTGTCAGCCACTTCGTCATATTCTTCTTGTCTTTTTGTTCCTTTTGTTGCACCGCTTACAAATACAGATTTGTCACCTAGTCTTGCAACAAGTTGTCTACCGCATTCAGTTCTGTCCACAAGCACCAATGTGTTGCCTGTTTCATTCACATGGCGTATGAGTTCAGCCATAGCATCCAGCCTGCCCGACTCTTCCAACAAGTATTTAAGCTCGCTTTGGTAGTTGGAATACTCCACATGATCCTGCAACTGCACAATGTTCACATGGCACTGTGCCAGCACTCCTTGTTGTTGCAGTTCATTGGCACTGAGCTTGCTGATTACAGGACCAAGGCTTACCAACAGGGCCTGGCTTTCAAACTTTTCTTTGGGCACAGTACCGGTCAATCCCCAACGAATTGGCACTCTGGCCATCACACTGGTCAGCAGAGTTTTGAGTGCATCTGCTTTGGCCATGTGTACTTCGTCCACCATCACACATACCACATCTTCAATAAAGTCATGTATGGTGGCTTCGCCTATGCCTGCTTTAGTATTCTTCAGCAACACATTTAGACTCTGCCAAGTGCAAATAGTATGTGTGCGGCCGTGCTCTTTCCTATCACCAAAATAAACACCCACGTCCAAGCCAAGATTACGATAATCTTTTTCAGTTTGTGTAACTAGACTCTTGTTGGGCACAATCACAATTGACCTGCCGTATGGCTCTACTGAGGCGCTTAAGGCTGCTGTCATAATTGTTTTGCCTGCGCCCGTGGCCACTTCCTGTATGCATTGTGGGTTGGTTAGGAAGTTATTCACAATCTCCACCTGATAATCGCGCAACATGATGGGCTTGCCTTCTGCAGGATGCCCCTTGGGCCAGGTCTTATGTGCAAATGTTTGTTCTGTAACTTGATTAAACTCAAACGTGGTAGAATATTCTCTTTGATCATCCAGTTCAATGTCGTAGTTGTAGCGTTCTAAGATGGGCATGATCTCTGGCAAAAGATTGGTGTATGTACTACCACCCAATTGGAAGTAACTGACTTTGCCATCCCATCGCCCCAGTCTCACTGCCGGCAAGTATCTTGCATAAGGCACATCATACTTGAACGCATTGACCAAGGCCTTGCGCACATCTAGATCGATGCCCTCTAGTTTGATGTTTACTTCATCTCGAATTTGTATGGTACATCGTTTCATTGTATATCGACTTTAAGCACCCGTTGTTGGCGTGCTATTTCTTGTATGAGTTCTTGTAGGCAGCCGGTGTACTGCAAATCTGCCACAGGAAAACGCAGTGGTTGTGCTATTGCATTATACACACTTGTGATGCCATGAGCAAGAAAAAAATCTTGATGTTGATCAATATACTCTTGCATGACAAGCTCTTTGACACTTAAATCTCGATTGAAAAAAGCCACGTGGAAATCAGCACTGTAATGTCTGAACGGTTTAAATGCCTCGCCACCTATGTATGTATCATTATCGTATGCTAACTCCTCAACTGTTTTTCCAATTTCGCAATAGTTGAGATACACAGTTCCAAACTTAATTTGCGTTTCGCCCCATTGCATGAGTTGGTAAGGTTCAAGTGTTTTTGTCTTGGGCATGCCAAACCAAGTGCAAACAAATCTTGGCTTAACACCTTCGAGCACAGTTTCACATCTATGCACAGCCAAGTTCAATTCTGACAGTGCCTGTTTCACCTGATCAGATGCCTGTTGCCAGTATTCTGATGTCTGTTGATCTAGCAGTCCATGATAGCGTTCAAAGATGTTGTGCAAGTAATTGAGGCTGTCCTGGCTCCAATCAAACTCACGCTCGATAATAGGAGTGTGTTGGTTGATTGTTTTGATACATTGTTCGATCATAATTTCGGCACGAATGCGCTCTTCCAATTGAGAGCCAAAGCCGTAAAATCTATCTGGATGATCCAGGGGATAACTGCCGCGGGTTAGCATACGCTCAACCCATAACTCAGCAAGGAGAGTTGTTCGTATTTGAAATTGCAGTGTCAATCCTTGGCTTAGATGTATCAGTAGGTGTTGCGGCATTATAACAGTATATACTTACCGACGCAAAAAGTCAAAAAGACAGGTACCGTTTTACGGGTACCTGCCACAAAGCCCGGGCCGGAGCCAACCAATGCCCGGGATAACCTTGGAGGGTTATGCTTTTGAGTTGACTGACGTCTTAAAAAGGAAGCCACACAGGATAGTGATGCCCCAGGCCTGCAACCAAGTCACTTCACTGACCCCTGCTACGGCGCCCACCAAGCACCCGTTCCACAGCATGTACACAGGCCAGCTCAGTAAGAAACTCAGTAACAGAACTCCTGCAATAGCAAGCACAACCGTCCCGACAAAAACTGCAAATTTTTCCATGTCACGCTCCGTAGTATTCTAAACATTTAACTGTGAAGCCTGCTTCACGCTGTTCATCTGCTTCATACTCAGTATCCACCGAGAACAGATACAAGTCACCGTCCCATATTTCATACATGTTAGGCTCCTGCGGGTTTCATAACAGTGGTCTCTGCCAGGCGCTTCCAGTTCAACACTGACATCTTACGCAAGTCCGCAATCTTAAGAGCCATACGCAGACTCATCTCACGCAGACGATTCTTATTCTCGTCCATGAAAGCAATGATCTCGTCTTGCACACACTCGTCAAAGTCGTAGTCTGCAAACAACACACCGTCCTTGGCAATCTGCTTGATACGCAGGACCTTGTCACGCATGGTGTCAAGTGTCAAGTCCAAGTAGTGGCATCGGCTCTGCAATGCATCCAAGTGGTCCCGCAATTTTTGCGAACGCATGGTATCAAACTTCAAGTTGGTAATAAAAATTACCGAACCCTTGAACTCAAAACTGTCTGGAATACCTTCGCTTCGCAAAATGCGACTGTCTGACAACCAGGAAATTTTACGCTTCTTGCCGGAGTCCAAGGCACCCTTCAACAAGTTAAGAGCAACGTCATCCAACAGGATAGAGTCGCAGTCATCAAACACCAACACACAATTGGGATCTGAATACTTGTACAAGGTTTGGTACAGGCCAATGGGACTGGCTGAGCCTTTAACAACCTCGGCCTTAAGGCGTTTGCTGGCCAGCTTGTCAAACAAGCAGGCCTTGTCAATCTCTTGCTCTACACCGTAGCTCTTGCCCACCCCAGGAGGGCCGCTCACAATCATAGCACGGATGTCGCCGCTCACGCAGGCCTTGGTCATCTCATGCAGGATGTCAAAACGCTCACGGATACGGTCCATGGCTTGTTCATCAGTCTCTGCCACCACAGTGGGCTTGAATTTCACAGTGTTTTCTTGCACATGCTCTCCTGAAGTATACTCAATGTCTGAAATGTTTTCTACCTTGATGCGGATGGCATCGGGGCAGTTGGGAAAGGTACCATCATTTTGCACGGTGACATAGCCACCTTTGGCACCAGTTTGGAATCCACTCACAAGAGTGAACACTTGGTTTTGAACAGTTTTGTTGCGGTAAATGCCGCGAACGATACGAATTGCACTCATGGTTGGCTCCTTGGTGTGCTGTTGAACTTTGCTGTCTATGTGTGTATTATAGCAAATTGGGGTTTATTGGTCAACCTTTAGAATTCATTTTATCTAAAATTTCTTGCGACCGCAATCGATCTAATACTATAGTATACATCCAGTATACAAACCCCCCAACAACCAGTGTGGCCACACTGTACTGAAGCAGTTCCACAGGTGCATACTTTATCATTACCTGAATTGCCACTACCATTATGGCTAGATACCCTAAAATTCCTAGGGTTTTTACTGCGGCTCGAACACGAATATCCATATCTACCTTTCTTTGTATGCCACTATTGTAGCAGATTGCCATTTATTGGTCAAGTCCCGATAAGTTGGCGGGTTATGTAATACTATCGTATACACTATTAAACACCTGATCTGTAGGCACGCCATGTTGCTCATAACCCTGCACCACCATGTCAAAATAGCTTTGGTTGGGCAGACTGGGCTCGTTGCCCGGTTGCATAAAATAACACTCTGCAACAAACACTTCGCCACGATGTTCCACTGCAAATTGGCCACGGTTGTAATACCATGGAAAGCCTTCCAGATTGTCTAGGCTGTTCAAATGAAACTGATCAATGCGCCACAGCACACCATCCACATAGGAGCCCTTGCATGGCACTACATCAGCATGAATGGCAAAGCGAAAGGCATGATCAATCAGGCGTGCGTGGCCCAAGCTCAGTGCGCCACGACAGCGTTGAGCCATGCCCTCACGGTTGGTGTTCATTCCATAAGCAAAGTATAACAAAAGTATTACCTTTTTAAGATTTCGTAAAATTGTTGGTTGAGCGCATCCATTTCGCTCTGATCCACATAGAAGTCAGTGCGGGGGTCATAATAAGCGCCTTCTTTGTTGTCATAATACAACACTCTGCCTGAGAAGTTGAACGGACCTTCCAGACCTGCACGAGCACCGTATTTTTCACGCATGGCATCAACCTCAATGACCTTGTAACCCATGGCAGACTCCTTGTTGCTAAGTCCATAGTATAGCAAAACGGGAATTATCAGTCAACCGATCAAAACTAAACCCAAAGTTGTACAATTTTAGGATCGCGTACTTCGTGCGGCTTGGGATGGCCGTGGAATACCATAACACAAGTGTCAGAATCAATCACAGCACCTGCTCCGGGTGACCGTGGTACACGCATGGGAAACGCAAAGCCGCCATCGGCAATTTGCCAGCGATAACTCTTGATTCGGTTAACGTCAAAATATCTACGATTGTTGTAGTCAATGGTGGCGTTTAGATAATCCTGGTCGCCATGATACTGCTTTACTGTTTTGGTTACATCTTCTGCTTTAAATTTTTCCCATACATGTTGATAACGTTCTACATTCCACCACATGATACTGCTGTTGATGCCTGACAAGGTAGGGTGTTGCAAATATCTAAAATCTTTTATGGTCCAAAACTTTTCTGTGTCATGATGTGTGATCCATGTGATGTCACCGTTGATTACCACATCCAAATCAAAATACAACAAGTTGCCTTGATAGTGTTCTGGATTAAACAATTGCATTTTGTACCACCAAGACTTTTTTGGACCGCTAATACCTTTCCACTCTTCTAAACAATGTTTAATCATGTGTGGCGGCACTGATCTGTCATGTTCTGTATAAACGTGCATGCGACATCCGCCAGATAGTCGTCGATTCAACATGTTGTACAGTCGTTCAACATAGATCCAGTCATACCCTTTTCCGTGAATAACGCAGGCGCAGTCGGTCATTTGGTCAGTGCGGGTTCTATTCTTTTTAGCCATGTTCCTTTACGCAATTCATCAAGTGTGTATTCAGTGTGGCAAATTTGTCTAAGCCATAAGTCTCTATCTGTTTCATAAGGTTGTTCGATGTCACTAAATCCAACCCCTACAGGATACGCCAAGCTGGTCATATCCACAACTGGACGTACTCCTGCAATGGCTGCTTGTATGCCCGGTCCGGAATTGTAGTTTACCACAGCATGACAATCAAAATGCATGTCATAACTGTCGTATGTGTTGGCTAGTTTTTTTGGAGGCTCAACACTCACACCAGTTGGCAAGTTGTCTAACATCAATCTGCATCGCGGATGCGGGCGTATGGTAATGGGTCGATCTGTGTTGTTTCTTAGAATGCCAATTGTATTGGTAACCCAATCAGTCATGTTAACGCCGGCAACTTGCAAACTGCGATCATGCTGTGCGGCAATGACGATGTTGGGTTTGGAACCAAGTTGGTTGGCTATACTGATCTTTAGTTTGGCAGGTCGGTCCCAATCTAAATTGTCCAAGTGGCCATAGTAGCCTTGTGAGGTAATGTTGTTTACTGCAATCTTCCAAGTGTTGCCGCGATATAGCGCACCTATTTCAATTATCACAACTGGCTTGTTTTGTGATCTATAGTGTTTGTACACAGCCTGATTGGGTGCCATACGCCCGGCCCACAACACTGACCAAATTACAGCCGCATCAGCAGTCATGGAATTTTCTTGTGTTTGTATGCCGCGGGCTTGTAAGTAATCTAACACCGCCGACATTACGGGCCTACTGTTTTGAGCACACTGAGAAGGAAAATAGGCTATGTTATTGATCATAAGTATGTGAGATGAAATACACTGTAATTACCACTTTCAACGCGGATGGTTACGCAAAGTACGGCCAGCGCATGATCCAAACGTTTTTGCAAACATGGCCAGTTGATTTGGTTGTGTATGCAGAAGGATGTACTGTTCACGAAACAGCTTCTAACCTTGAGGTCCGTGACATTGCTATGGTCAATGAACTCACTGCATTCAAACAACAGTGGCAAAACGTTCCTCGAGCAAATGGAGATGTCAGTGCCGATCCAGTTAGATCAAAACGCAAAGATGCCGGCAAAGGATTCAAATGGGACGCTGTGAGATTTGCTCACAAAGTCTACAGCATTTTTCATTGTGCCAAACACACTGACACTGATTGGCTAATTTGGATGGATGCAGACACAGTGTGTCATAGCCCTATTTCAGTTGATGACTTGAGTAGGCTGTGTCCCAACGACAAAGATCTTTGTTTCTTGGGGCGGCGTGGCAAATATACTGAATGTGGATTATACGCTATGAATCTCCACAGCCAGCGCACAAGAGATTTCTTAACGCAATTTCAACAATACTACGATCAAGCTGAACAAGGAATTTTTACGTTGGCCGAATGGCATGACTCTTTTGTGTTTGATGCAGTAAGAAAACATTTACCATTGGTAGAAATTGATTGGAGCGGGCATCTGATCACAGGCGAAGGTCATCCATTAATCAATTCAGATTGGGGCGCATACTTGGATCACCTCAAAGGTGATCGCAAAACTCTGGGCAAGAGCAAGTCCAAAGATCTAAAAGTAATCAGATCCGAAGCGTACTGGTCTCAGTGATAGCTAAAGGTTGCCTGTCGACTAAATTACCAATTAGTTCACGGATAATTTCATCTACATTGTCTGCATCTTTGATTCCTGCTTTTAAATGTTGCAGGTAAGGATGCAGATGTGTTTTAGGTAAAGGTGTTTTGCGATTGTCTGGATTGATATCTTTAAACTTGGCACGGTCCTGAAATTCAATCACGCATGCACCAAACACATCAGTGTCAATAAATCTACGCAAATTATGTGTGATTTTTTGAGTGTAGTATTCCTTGTAGCGACAAGCAAAGGCCTGTGCTTCAGGATGTTGTAAATTAAAAAAATACACACAGGTTTCGCTAGAAAACAATGGTTTTTCAAACTTGATATCAACTCCATTATCATCTCGTTTGCCATCATACCATACACCCATAAATGTGGCTAACAAGTTTGGATCACATTGTTGTTCTAAAAATTCTTTAGTCACAGGTTGTTTGGTCATTACATCTGCATCTAACCAGATTAAATAATCAGCCGTAGAATTTTGCACAGCATGCACCCAACTGTAGCCTTTTTTGGCAAAAGTTTTGATGCGACTTTTTACATCTGGATCCCTCATAAATCCATAAAACTCTTGATCTAGGTCAGCAATGTCAATTTGTGTTATGCGATCATTGTGTTCTAGTTCACAATTTTCAACGTAGGCCAACATTTGTACGTCTTTTGGCCAGTACTCCAACCAACTGGTGATGCTGTGTTTGCCCACATGGTCATAGTAGGCTTTGCTAAAACTGGTCATAACGTCTATTTTCATTGTGTCCTCATTTGTTATTTTATTTATAGGCTAAGTTAATGAGTAAATAGATTTATGAAAATATTAGTAACTGGCAGTAGTGGCTTTATTGGCCAACACCTTGTGCCTGCTTTAGAAACACAAGGACATGTAGTAGTTAGAGCAGACCGCACAGATGGGTGTGATCTAACTGTAAAAGCAAATGTAGATTCGTTACCAGATGTGGACATTGTGGTTCATCTAGCCGCGCACAACGGAACCAAACACTTTTACAATCGCCCACTTGATGTGGTACGTGATAGTGTGCTGCCCACACAATATCTACTGGACCGATATGCAGGCCAAGTAAAACGTTTTGTGTTTACTGGCACCTGTGAAAGTTATGCTGGTGCCGTGGACTTGTTTGATTATCCTGTGCCCACAGATGAACAAGTACCATTGGTAATTAGCGATGTAACCAATCCACGTTGGAGTTATGGTGGCAGCAAAATTGTAAATGAAATCCAGTGTGTCGCGGCTCATGCTCAACTGGGTCAAGAGTATGCTATTATTCGCTATCACAATGTGTATGGACCTGGGCAAGTAGATCATTTTATTCCAGAGTTTTATGAACGTGCTCTTATTGGTGACCTAACATTACACGGGTGGGAAAATACTAGAAGTTTCATGTACATTTCAGATGCTATAGAAGCAACATGCAGAGTCATATTTGAACAACCATTTGCCAATCAAATTATAAACATTGGAGTTGATGATGAGATTTCAATCCAAGATTTGGCTATTCAAATATTGCGTGAAGCAGGTATCTCTGGAGATGTTGTTTGTATGCCAGCACCCAAAGGTTCAGTAAAACGTCGATGTGGAGCAATTGATAAATTTCATTCTTTGACTGACTTTGAAGCAAAGATTACATTACCAGAAGGTATTCGTTCGACTCTAGAAAGTTTAAAATGAAAATAGGTGTTGCTGGTTGGGGTGTGGTAGGATCTGCTTGTGGCGAAGGTTTTAGAATGTTGGGACACAAGGTTAAGATTCACGATCCAAAATTAAAAACTTCGTTGAATGATCTATTGGACACTGAAATTGTGTTTGTGTGTGTGCCAACTCCTGAGGGCGCTGATGGCGAATGTGATTTGACTATTGTTCACGACACCATACGCGGTTTGAAGGATCTTGATTATTACGGAGTAATTGCACTAAAGTCCACTAGCATTCCTGGTACTACTCAGTCTTTGATTGATCAATACCAGGACAAAGACATTTGTTTTGTGCCTGAATTTTTGCGTGAACGATCAGCTCTAGAAGATTTTATTCGAAATCACGACTTACTGGCAGTAGGAGCAGCCAGCGACCGTGCTTGGCATAGAGTATGCGAAGCTCATGCCTGGTTACCAAAAAATTGTGTGAAGATGACACCCACTGAAGCAGAAATATTGAAATATTATTCAAACACATTCAACGCTTTACGTGTGACATTTGCCAATGTCATGTATGAAGTATGCGAAAAATTAAATTCAGACTATGATACTGTTTTGAACACTTTTTTGCTTCGTGGCACAGCAAGTGCAAATTATCTAGCCTGCGGACCTGACATGCGTGGTTACGGAGGAATGTGCCTGCCCAAAGACACCAACGCCATGGCTGATCTTTGCAGGCAGTTAGAGTTGCCGTTTAATTTGTTTCACACAATTAATCACGACAACGAACAAGTAAAACGCACAGTGTTTCCTGGCATGCGTCAATAAACATATTTTCTCATGTGTGCCCAGGTTTCTCCTGACTGCAATTCATCAAACTTCCAATGGAACATACTCAAACGTTCTACCCAACTTTGTCTGTCTGGCAGTCCAGGATTTTCTATTAGAGAAAAATTAGTATTGGCAATTTCTTTACATTGACTTTTGCCTGAATCTGTGACAAATATTGGTATACCTTCAATTGCTGCTGCCACCACTGGGCTAGAATTATGATTTACAGCAGCCCAACAGCCTCTAAGGTCATCAACTAAGTTGGGGTTGGTACTCAATGTTAATTTTGGTCCCCATGGAATACAACATTGTCCTGTGGAAGGATTCAAGTAAGTGAGTGCTCCTTTGTCACCTGGATGTGCTCGTATCACAATTGGTCTGTCACTATAACTTCTAATTTGTTCAATCACATTTAACGCCCATGCTTGCACATCAAATGCACCCATGCTCCAACCACCATTGCGTTGTAACAATAACAGTATGTGATTGCCGTTGGTACGCCAATCTTTTAAACTGATGCCCTGATCTCTACTGATTTTTTGCCAACGAACAGGATCTATTAGATTATCACAATATATGCCTTGATCTGGAAAGACACTATTAAAACTAAATCTTAGGTAGTGATGCGGATTTCCTGGAGTTGCATACAAAAATAAATTACTATCAATGGCCACAACATGTTTTTTGTATTTGAGTTGATCTCGTATGACTCGATTTCTGATCTCTAAGTGTGCTCTTAAATTGACCCCTTCCGTTACCCATCCTTGTATTACTGCAACGTCAACATTCCTGTAAAATTTGTCGTGTACATCATCAACTTGATCACCGCAGCGACGAGCGCCTTCACTGAAAAATCTTAAAACATCTAATTTTTCTTGATTTTTGGCGTTTGGAATTGAACGATGATATACAGCAATACTCAGAGTCATATTTGTTCTTTAATTTTGTTCCAAAATTTTTCTGTTGCAGCAACACATTCGTCTAGAGCATCTGGATACAATTTACTTTTGTCAACTGCTGCTTTCCAGTTGTCATCGGCTGAAATAAGCACAGGTTGATGCCGCATCAAGTAAAACTTCGAACTCCATGCACCTACTACAATTACTTTCTTGCCAAGCAATGTACCCCAATATGCTCCATGATAGCTATTGGTTAAAATAACATTGGCACTACCCAACAGTTCAATGGTTTGATCAATATTACTGCCTGAGTTCACAAAGCGTGGAATTGATTCACTCCCAAAGTCTTTAATTATTTGTTTTTTGTGTTCAAACCAAATGACATCATTTTTAATTTCATATTTTTTATGCAATGCAGGATGCATGCAACTGGCACAAGGAACCCAAGGCAAATTTTGTTTAAAGTCACGCACGCCAATCAAATCAAAATCACTCAGCCACGACGGGTAAGTTACAGATTGTGGTTTTTTACGATTGACGTCACCATTATGCCCAATTCCCCAAAGGAAACGTTTGGCCTTGGTAGTGTTTAGTTTGTCTACATAGTGCTTGATAAACTGTTGATATTGTTCTAAGAACTCTGTGTGTAGGTCTTCATTTGCTGAATCGCATAATGTCCAACGTTGTTGCCACAATTGCATCAATTGATTGTAATCAGCAGAAATCAGTAGATTGCGTAATGTATCACCAAAAAAATCATTGTTGATCAAGCCACCGCCGCCAATGATCAGCGGCAAAGTGCTGTCGTATGATTGTTGATCAATGTCAACAATATCAATAACATCATACTCATCTCTATCTAAAAAATATTGCAATGGATTTGATGCCAAGTCGCCAACATTGTTTATATCAACTCTATGCACAACTGTGAATTTTTTCATTGTATACCTTGAATTATTTTTAATGCAGATCCGTTCTTCATTTCTTCAACGTGAACTTGACCGTATGCCAGACTGGATGCCCATGCATACAACTCATCATGATTGGGATAATAAGGCGTTTCAATTTGTGAGAGATCTTGCAATCCAACTGGTCCAGCAGCGTTTGGTGCCAACGTAAACACTGGAACTCCTAACAATACGCTTTCGGTAGCAGCATTAGAATTGAATGTGACCAAGGCATGTGCGTCTGATAATGCCTCCGCCAATGTGTCTGTAGTCAATCTATCTATTCGCTTGGGTGCTCTTTGTCTTACTACCACTGGCCTGTCAGTGTGTTGTTTGATAGTGGCAACAGTGTGTTCTATCCATTGATCTAACTTCACGTTGTAAAATTTACAAGGTTTTTCGTCAGGTGCGGCAATAATAATTTTGCTGCCGTAATTCCATGGTTGAAATTTGATTCCATGTTTTTCCCAACGATCGCCTGGTCTAGGCTGTATGTCTGTTAGTTGTAAATTGTTTTTTACAATACGGTGCCATTGCTTCCATCGACCGTTGCCAAAATATCCAGTGTCTACATAATAAAAGTCGCGGTTATCTTCCCAACAGCGTTTCATAATTTTATGCTTTAATATACCACGTAAAACTATAGGTTCGTTACTAACATCATAATCAAACTCGCTGTCCACAACTGGCTGTTGCCTACAGCCGTGTGCAAGCATATTGATGTATTCGTCCTTGCCATCTTTGCTGTGAAAAATCATATTCGTTGTTGACAATATTCTGTAAGCATACGTTCTCGATGCCACTCGTTGCCTTGTGGTGTATCAGCAAACTCATGAAAGCATGGAGTGCCCAAGGTATAGTGCAAGAGCTTGGCGTCGGGGTTTGGCCCGTATTCATCAGGCAACCAATTCCATTCTGGTGGCAGTTCACCAATACGTTTGTCATCAAGCCAGGAGAAGCGATGTAGTTCAGCGCCTGTGGCTTTTTGCACAAATTCAGATGTGAGTTTTCTATTGGGATGGCTGTTGCAATTCCACAAGATCACACTGGACCAGTTCTTGCGTGGATAATCTTCGTTCTTGGCGCCAAGATACTTTTCAGTCATACGTGTTTTGTAATCGTGCTTGACTACCATAACATCCTTGTAAGAATCTCGCAGTTCCCAAAGTTCCGCAATATCCCCGCGTACAATCATGTCGCCGTCAATGAATATTGCCCAGCCTTCGTATTGCATAAGATGTGGCACAAGGAATCGCGTGTAGATAAAGTGATTGCTGCCGTCAGTGTGTGTTTCACTATAGTCTCTAAACAAGTTCAGTGCTACTGGCACAATAGCCACTGGCACAGAACTGTTTCTAATAATGCTGTTCACACAAGTATGATAAGCAATCGCTTCTCGAGGATCGTATCCAACAAAAATAGGAATTAGTTTCATTTTTTACATACTGATAAAATATATCTACCATGTGCATGGTGTGTTACTTCTGCAAAATATTTTTGCAGCAAGTTGTCTATACTTTGTTGAGTGAACACTCTTTGCCATTCTGGTTTGACTTTTTTTGCAGCAAGACAAAGAACTATAAAATTATCTGCATTACCAACAATGTTATTTAAAGTGTATTCGGGATCTTTGACATATTCAAGAACACCAAGCAATAATGCTAGATCAAATTTGTCATGCAATACAAAATTCTGGTCTAAATCTGCCACAAGATCAGCACAAGACAAACGATCAACACCAAGATATCTTGTGGGATTAACATAATCTAATAATTCTTTGTTGCCGCATCCAAAATCGATAATGCTTGTGTTATCTGGAATGTAATTTTTTACAAATGCCCATCTATCACTCCATGGATTTTTCATTGCCGTTCAATATCTTCTTCCACACAGTTTTCACCAAACTGTATTTCAATCAGTTTGAGTGGGCGGTCAGTTTCGTTACACAGTTGGTGCCATTCGTTCCGGTTGATCCAACATGACTCATGTATGGTCATGTGATCTTTGACATCTCTATCTGTGCTGGAATCTAGTGTGTATACTGTGGCTTCGCCTTCGGCCACAAACCAAAACTCTGCTCGTTTGTCGTGCCGTTGCATGCTCAAACAAGTTTTGGGTGTAACAGTAAGCTCTTTGAGTTTGGTGTTAGCACCAACTTCATGTAGCACACGATAGTATCCCCAGGCTCGATCTGTCTTGGGCTTTTTCCACTCTTCAAGAATCCACGAACTGGAATTCTTTTTATCTTCGCCACCCACACCAAACACAAATTCTAGATTGGCATCTGCTATATCCATCTCGGGAATATTTTTGTCAGTACGATCTCCGCCATTGGCAAATACCAGTGTTGCGTCAGGATAGTGCGCTCGTACTTGACGTATGAACTCCTTGGCTGAACCATCCGCATCGTCAAATGTGTACACTTCGTCTACCATGGCAAGATTGTTTATCACACATAATCTTTCCGTCCAATGCATGAACGGCCGGCCTTTTTTACGAGTCAGCCATTCGTCACTGTTAAGTCCTACAATCAGCATGTCGCCCAGTGTGCGGGCAGATTTAAAATAAGCAATGTGTCCAGAATGTAGTGGATCAAAGCCGCCTGTGACAAGTACAATTTTCATTTTGTTTTTTTCCATATGTTATCAAATTTTTGTTGAAACACAAGTTTGTATCCCTTATCTTGCATGAAATCAATTAACACAGTATTTCCTTCTGTGCCCGGAACATCTTCTAAACAAATAAAAGTTATGTCTGCTGTATCCCAATCTATGCAATTTAATATTTTAAGTTCTGCACCTTCGGCATCAATTTGCAAATAATCTATATGTAGCGGCAGTTCAAGATCAGTCCAGGTCACACACGGAACTTGAATAATTTCTGGCTGTTCCCACGGATGCTTTTTATACTGTTCGCCTTGATGATTCAAATGTGTTTGATGGTGATGATCAAAAGTTTCAATAATTCCATTCCATTCTGGTCTGGTGGGAAATAATGCAAATTCAAGTTGGCCAGGCTGATCATACACCGCAACATTCAAGCAACGACATTTTCTGTTGTTTTTGAGAGATTGAAAACTGCTCGGAGTAGGTTCAACACAAACCCCATCCCATCCCAGTCGTTCTAATATAATGGTGCTGTTTTTTCTCACGCCATCAAATGCACCAATTTCAACATAAAATCCAAGATTAGAACTATTCCAAATTTGATTTAAAAATATTTCAGTGGCTCTGGGAGATTTCATCACATATTTATAGACGTAGTTTACGGCACTAAATATTGTCAATGGAACTGCTTTCAAATTTTTATGATAAAAAATACTACGAAGATGGTATAGCCAGTGGTAAAAGTTGCTATGTAAATTATCGATGGATACCCGAACTGACTATTCCAATGGCGTACTATATTATCAAAGAACTTGGTCTCAAAACTGGAGATCAAGTATTAGATTATGGTTGCGGCAAAGGTTATGTGACCAAAGCATTGCGCCTGCTGGGCATAGATGCACGTGGGGTTGATGTTAGTGAATATGCTGTAGGGCAAGCAGATCCTGACACTAGAGACTTTGTGGCATTGATTACTAACGACCACCCAGTGCCTTGGCGGCAAAAATTTGATTGGATAATTACCAAAGATGTATTAGAACATGTACCTGATCAGCCGTTGAACATGTTTTTAGAAAATTACAGCAGTTTAGCCAACAACATGTGGCATGTGATTCCCTTGGGGGACAATGGAGTATTTAGAATTCCTGAATATCATTTGGATCGTAGCCATGTTCAAATCAATGATGAATCATGGTGGACAAACAAATTCAAACAGTACGGATGGTCCACTGTGCATGTAAAACATCGTGTGCAAGGTATCAAAGACAATTGGGCCGAACGCAACAGTCAAGGTGATGGGTTCTTTACCCTCAAAAAATAATCTATGCAAGTATTAAAACAAAGTCAGGCAGGAGAATACAGTCTGACCTTTAGACAAAACGAAAATCAGTATGAGCTTGTGCTACGATATCAAGGTGCTGGCAATCACTTTGCAGTTCACACTGATGTACAATTGCTAGACTCACAAGGTCGCTTTTTAAACATGCAACCCATTAGTCCAGACCAGTTTGATGAATTGGCAAAAAACATAGAACTATTTGGGCCTACTGAAGGCATGTACCTTACACAATCAGGCCCAGTCACAATGCGTGTGGCATCGCCTAGTCGCAAAAAGATTGATCCCAAAGATGTAAGGCACACAAAGACTGTGCAAGAAAGTTCTTATACTGCCACAGGAGAAAAATTAAACTATCATTGGCCTATTTTTAAAAAACTACGCGATACAGGAATGGGCAGCATCATAAGAGCCACAATGACCAATCACCAAGTTTGTATGAGTCATTGTCAATACTGTTCTACTATAGGGCGCAACAAAAAAGACAGTGTGACTTTGCAAGAAGCCAAAGATTTTGTTTCAAAACTGTATTTTGATCAAGCAGAATACAATCGCCTGCACTATCCAGAATACAATGACCTGTACAAAAGCATCACAGGGTCAGATATCAGGCTTAGAGGATTAATACTCAGCGGTGGTGGGCAGCCTAACATATGGCCGCATTTTGAAGAATTTGTTGAATGGCTTGGTCAATTAGATATTAGCTTGGGACTGATCACAAACGGATTTCCTGCCAAGGTGTCTGATGACATTTACCAACATTTTGATTGGGTACGTATCAGTGTTACTCCAGAAAATGCCAGTCCATTTTATCCTCAAGGAAAATTTAATTTACAACGTATACCTCAAACACTAAAACACAATCCTGACATCACGTTGGGATTGAGCTATGTGTATGGGCCATGGACTGAAGATGAAATATTGTCAAGGTTAGAATCGGCAGCGCAAGCCTGGGGCGCAGATTATGTTCGATTGTTAACTGATTGCAATTTGTCTAGAGATATACAATTACGCAGTCATCAAGCTCTAGCAGAAAGACTTTTTGCACTTGGACTAATCAAAGAAGATGGAACGCCAACTGGTCACATATTTCACCAACTGAAGTATCATGGTACCCAACAAGAAGCTGATGATCTTTGGGACGAGGGACAGTGCCATTTGCAAAGTTTTAATGTATTTTGGGATACTACCGGCCACGAAGATGCTGGTTATAGCAGTTGCTATCCATGCGATTCAGTCACTGTGCTGGCAGAAGAAATCACTGGTGAACCAGGATCAGACGGCCAACTTCCTGAACGCAAATTTAACAGTGACAAATGGGGAACAGTAAAAAACACACAAGTACAAAAATTATTTACTGAACCTGTTAAACAATTTTTTGATCCAAGAAAACAATGCAGTGCTTGTTTGTTTGTGCGAAACAATCAAACTGCAAAAACTCTTGCTACAACACAAGATTATAATTTGGTACAAATTGATAATCGTATACGTCACATAAACTTTCCCTAAATATCACAATGAATTGGCTTGAGCATTTTCACAAACACTATTATCCTCTTCTTAATGTCAATACATCAGGAGCAAAACGTGGTCTGACTGAAGGTATGTTTCATCGAGCTGATGGCTTTGCATTGATGTTTGACTTGTTGCTGAAGAAAAAATCTTCGAACTTCAACATTATAGAAACTGGAACTTTGCGCAAAATAGACAATTGGAAAGATGGGCAAAGTGCCAGATTGTTTACAGAGTTTGTTGATGCAGTTGGTGGACAAGTTCGCAGTGTAGATATCGACTCTGAAGCGTGTGTGGTTGCACAATCTCTGTTGCCTAGCAAACATTTTAGTGTGGTTTGCAGTGACAGTGTGGAATGGCTAAGCCATTTACACGATCTTGATCAAGTAGATTTATTTTATCTTGATTCTTGGGATGTAAAATGGGCCAATGATCAACCCAGTGCCAATCATCACTTGAAAGAATTTCAAGTTATCGAATCTCATCTACAACCTGGAACACTTGTAGCCATAGACGACAATTGTCGCAAACTCAGCGACGGCCAGCGTACAGGCAAAGGTCGTAGGATAGCAGAATATCTCGAAAGTCAAGGAAGATTTCCCATTTACGATCGCTACCAAATAATTTACCAATTTTAACATGATAATTGACAGCTTTTTATACTACAACGAAACAGATCTTTTTCTCACACGGATACAATACCTTGCGCCCTGGGTAGAGCATTTTGTTGTGGTAGAGGCTGATCACAGTTTTACCATGCAACCGCATGCCAAACATTTTGACCATGTTTTTGATAAACTATCTCCCGAGTTACAACAAAAAATTGTTTACGATTACGTAAAAATTGATACTTCGGAATTTGACCAATTAGATTTAAAAAATCAAGGGCGAGCAGTTGAGCGGCAAAGTCGCAGTCGGGCGTTAGAATTAGTGCATGGCCTAAACAAGCCAGAATCAGTGGTGGCGTTCAGTGACGGCGATGAATTTTGGGATCCACGAATGTTAGATCAAGCCATTGAACTCATTGATCAAAATCAAAGAATATGCTGGCATCAAGAGTATAGAGTTTGTTTCTTAGAATGGAAAGGTCGTTATGGGTTCTGGCCTGGAACCAAAATGACGAGAGTAAAACATCTTCCTGAAGATGTAATGAGATTTTATGTAAGTCGCAACAAAAGCATGGGCGAGTTTCCTGCACATGTGGTCGGAGGATGGCATCTAACTATTATGGGCAATCTAAATATCAAAATTGCGCAAATCAGTGCCAAAAGAGAAACTCCAAGTTGGGAACAGAAAGTAAATCGTAGCAGTCAAGGAATTGCCGATGCGATATTTGATAACAGTTGGAATCAAGTGGTTAAAAAAGGCAAGATGAAAGCAGAAAATGTAGGAGTTGATGCTTTAGATC